CCGTGGGCCTGTGGGTCAAGCTGTGCGTCATCCACTCCAAAGGCGTTTCGATGCAGGCCAAGGATCCGGCCGCGTACCCAGGCCACTTCGACAAGCTCGACCTAAAGGACGCAGGCGGCACCATGCGACAGCTCCAGCAGCTCGTCGACTCCGGGCTTATGGAGGAGCACGACGGCGGATGGCGCCCCGTCTACGCCGAAGGTATATGCAGGGAGCCGAAGACGCTGACCGAAGAGCAGCGTGAGGCGCGCCGCAGGGCGGGAAGCAAGGGAGGACGCCGCAAGGCGGCCAACCAGAAAGCCAAGCAGACGTCTGGCGACTTGCCGGAAAACAGCCAAGCAAACGGAGAGCAAAACGGTAGCGAGACAGGTAGCAAACCGTCTAGCAAGTTGCTAGGGGACAGCCAAGCAAAAACATGGCATAAAACCGATACCGATACCGATAATCCCTCTCCGACCCCTCCCGCCGGCAAACCGAAGCAACCCGCCACGCCGGAATCCGGCTTCGACCATTTCGCCGAAGCCTACCCCGGATCCGTCGGCGCGAAAGGCCGCAAGACCGAAGCCGAAGCCAGAGCCCTGTACGCGGCCATCGCCGGAAACCCCGTCGAACTCGGCCGACTCCAGACCGCGCTCCGCCGCTACAAGCGCGCCGTCAACGACGGCCAAATCCGCACCGGCCACATCCCACGGCTCAACACATGGCTCCGTGACCAGTGGGAGACATGGGCGCCCGAGCCAGTCACGCCAACACCACGTCACAAGCACACCTGGAACTGCGAACACGTCCACCGGCTCATGGATCCGCATGAGGACGAATACGACCACAACGGCAGCCTCAGGGAAGGCAACCCAAGCGAATGGTGGCAGGCATGCCAGGCGTGCGCAGACGAACTCAACAACCAAGCAACCAGCAAGGAGAAGCAATGAGCAGCTACCAAAGCAACGAAATCAAGCTCATCAACACGAGCCTGATCGACCCCCACCCCGACAATCCACGCAAAAACATCGGCGACGTGAACGACCTCGCCGCCAGCATCAAAACCAACGGCCTCCTCACACCCCTCAGCGTCGTACCCAACGGCGAGCGCTACAGGGTCATCGCCGGCCACCGCAGGCTCGCCGCATGCAAGCAGGCCGGAATCGGAGCCGTCCCATGCTTCGTGCTTGGCCTCGGCCCATTGCAGCAGTTGGAGGCCATGGTCACCGAGAACTGCCAGCGCGAACAGCTCACAACGCTCGAGGAAGCCGATGCCATCCAGGGCATGCTCGCTCTCGGGGACACCACCGCCAGCGTCGCCCACCGGCTCGGCCGAAGCGGCGACTACGTGCGTGACCGCGTCAAGGCCGCCAGCATCAAGACCGAGGTCAGAGCGACCCGCGACGATTTCGGCCAGATCTCCATCGGCCAGCTCGTGGCCATCGCGCGATACGACGGCCGTCCGGATCTGCAGAAGCGCCTCGCGCAGGCGGCGGGCACCTCGAACTTCGACTACATCCTCCGCCGCATCGAACGCGATGAGAACGACCGGCAATGGATCGAATCGGTCGCCGCGCTCCTCGTGGAGTCCGACAGCGGCATCAACCTCATCCCCGACCCACCCTACAGCGACCCGGAATGGCGCTACGCCGGCTGCATGTTCCCATCCACCGGCACCCCCGAAGAAACCATCGAGAAGATCCGCGAACTGAATCCCGCAGCCGTATCCATCCACATGGAGCAGGTCTCCCTCTGGACCCGCCGTGACAAGACCGCCGACGTCGAAGAGGAAGCCCGACGGGCCGCCGAACAAGCCGAACGCGACGCCCGCAGGCACGCGCTCGAGGAATACGCCGCCGCATCCGCAGATAAGCGCATGGCATGGCTCCACGCCAACCTCCACGCCGTCAAACGCGCCCAGCTCATCGAAACCACGGCCCGGCTCGGACTCCTGCAGATCATCGACCCGGACCCGCAGGGCTACACGCTGGCGCTGAGCACATGGAACGACGCCGCATGCGGTGGCGAACAATTCGCCACCATCAGCGGCATCGAACCGGAACGGGCGCTCGCCGAACTCCGCTACCACCTCGACGAACCCGACTGGGCGGTCTGGGCGGTGCAAATCCTCGCCGCACGCATCGAATGGTTCATCGACCCGGCCGACTGGACCACCGTCAACGACATCAGCAGACGCATCCCCGGCTACTACCAGATCCTCCAAGACCTCGGCTACACGCCCACCGACGACGAAACCAGCCACCTCGACCAGCTCATCACCGCCATCACCGAAGCCGACTCCGACGAAAACGAAGAAGACGAGGAGGACAACCAATGACCAAGGAACAACTCGAAAGACTCGCCCGCCTCCTCACCGACACCGCCCAGACCGCCAGCACAATCGAACTGCGAGCGCTCGCCGGTTGCAGGGCTGATGACGGCATCGTGGCGATGGCGGCCGGGTTGAGGGCCAATTGCACTTCGTGTTTGGTGCTGGTCGACGGTCTGATGCAGGAGGGGGTGCGTTGTGAGTGAGTTTGCTGATTCGAAGCGTGCCGCTTTGGAGCGGCAGGGTTGGCATTGCCTGCGTTGCGGGACGAACATCCATGATCCGTCATGCTGGCCTGGACGTTCCGGCCATCACCGTCAGTTGCGGCGGGCGGCGGATCCGGATGTGCGGCACAGTCCGGCCAACATTGTCGAGCTGTGCGGTTCGGGCACGACCGGCTGCCATGGGTGGGTCCACCAGCATGTGGCCGAGGCGGAGCGGCTGGGATTGATCGTGCCGTTCGGCGCGGATCCGCGTGATGTGCCGGTGTTCGACTGGGAGGGCCGGTGGCTGCGGCTGAACATGGACGGGACCGCGACACCGCTCACGCAGACCGAAATCATTCTCCTCCGAACGAAAGGAAACCAATGATGAGCGAGGGAAAAGCCAAAGAGGACATGCTGCTGTGGATGGACGTGGAGACCACGGGGCTCGACCCGGACCATGACAGGATCCTCGAGGTGGAAATGCGTTGCACCGACATGAGAGGCGTGCGGTGCGTCGGAGGTTTCCGCCGCGTCATCGGACTGAAAGGCCGCAAGGCATCCGTTACGGACGGGAACCTCGAGGCGTGGCGCATGCACTGCGCCAACGGACTGCTCGAAGGCGCTCTCGACGGCGGATATACGGAAAAGGCGACGGCGAACGCGCTCGAGGAATACGTCGACAGCCTCGCGCAATCGTTCACCCTCCATCCGGCAGGCAGCAACCCGCAGTTCGACCTCGACTTCATCGGCCGACTCTGCCCGAACCTCCCGCTGCACTACCACCGCATCGACATGGCCACCCTCCGCGACAGTCTCGAAGCCGCCGGCTGGGACGTGAAACCGGAAGAGGAGACGCCCGCATCCAGCGCCCACCGCACCAGCACATGCCTCGACCGCGACATCCGCCAATACGCGCGCATCATCCGCCACCTCTCCGATCATCCGGTCCGATACGTCGCCACGGAAGCAGCAAGGTGATGAGCATCGCAGCAGTGATCCTCCTCTTCGCCGCCATCCTGATCGGCTGAATAGCCAACAGGCCATGAACCGTACCAACAATGAAAGGAACCTCGGAATGAAACAGACCATCAACCGCATCTCCAACCGCGTCGGCGACTGGTTCGCCACGCTGTTCGCCATCGCCGCGCTGCTGCTCGTGCCGCACGCCATCATCCGGCCGATCATCGGCATCGGCCTCCACCACTGGATCCCCATCCAATGGCTCGCCCTGCACGCCATACTCATCATCCTCGCCCTATGCGTCGCGCTCGCCGCCTACATCATTGCGGACCGCACCGCCGTGGAACCGCCGGAAACATACTGAAAGGAGCCATCATGGCAGACCAGGAGACCATTCCGATCGGTCTGGAGACGCAGAACAAGGTGGCCGAGGCCATCTACTTGTGCTGGTATAGCAACGGTGCCCGCCATCCACGTCCATGGAACGAGATGCCCATGGAGGGCAAAGAGCCATGGAGGCGCGTGGCCAAGGACGCCATCAGAACGTTCTTCGCCTCTCCTGAGTTCCAGACGCTGCTCGACGACGTGTACGACGAAGGCTACGAGGCGGCCGAAAAGGACGCCCAAGGCGAAAACGAAGGCGAGGAGCCGCGGTGAGTGTCAACGTCCCGCTGCATAAATGGCGGTCGGCCGATCCGGCCATCCTGATCGGCCGCCGCTGCATCGCCCAAACCGATCAGGACGTCATCATCGACGGACGACTCGAACTCATCCGGCATCCGGACGGCGCCGCCAGCCTCCGCTTCCCAGGCATCGGAAACGACATCATCGACCACGATCCGAACACATGTTCCAACAGCATGGGCGACGGCATCCGAAGCCTCGCCATCTACGGAAAGGAATGAAATGCACCACACAGACACCGTCAGAATCGCCACCAACCCACGCAAATGGCGCAGACCTGCACCCTGCCCGGCATGCCGCAAGTCCCGGCCGCTCATCCTGACCCTCGGCACCGTCTACAACCTCCGAACCCGCCAACCGGTCAACACCATCTACGGCTGCATCTGCCCCAACTGCCGGCACAAATGCATCCTCCACGTCGACGGCAAAAACCTCAAAAAAGCCATCCGCCTCTGGAACCACCACGCCAGCCACCATCAAAGGAACGAACAATGAGAAACACCATCTGCGCCACACTCACCGCCATCACCCTCACCCTCTGCACCGCGCTCGCAGGATGCGGAAGCGCGTCGGGGCCTTCCACGCCAGCGCATGCGGTCAGGTCCGTCGACTCGCAGTGCTCCGCCGGGGCCGACGTATTCACGGAATGCGTCGTCACCCTGACCGACACGAGGCAAGTGGACTGCGTCGTCTACTCGGCGAACAGCAAACAGGCCGGCCTGTCATGCGACTGGAGCCATGTGAGCGGTGCAGACAAGGAGCCACAGTGAAAATCTGGTCGCAATGCGGCGCCGTATGTATCGCACCAGAGGACGACGAGGAACGGCAGGCGTGCGAAATCGCCGTCAACGCCCTGCTCAGATGGTCGGCGGAACACGACAAGGAAAAGGAACAACAATGAAAGACAGTGAAGCAGACATCGCCATCGGCGTGCTCAACAAACTCATCGACCAGGAACTCGAAGCCGTCCGCGCCGCGGCAAGGGACGGCAATACCCCCTTCGGCGGCTACGCCCAGACCAGACACAACGCCTTTCTCTACGCCAGGGACGAGATCAGGAAGGCGCTCGCCGCAGCCGTGGATGAAAGGGGTGCGGGGAATCCGTTCCTGCCGCAGCGTGACGAGTTGGTCACGCAGGATATGCACACCTGCGATTTGTGCGGCCGGTGGTGTTCAAGTCCCGTCTATTCCATAGGCCTCATCTATGGCGGCCAGGCGAAGACATTCACCGAGGTGTGCGCCGACTGCATGTGGCGTCTCAAATTCCAGCCGGTCAAAACCATCTCGCTGGACATTTACCGGCTTTTTGAGAAGTGGTTGGACGAGCAGAAGGAGACGGAGCGGTGAGCAGGAAATTTAAGGTAGTGCCGGTTATGTACGCGGCCTCCGGATCCATGTACACGCTGAAGCTGCAGAATGCGGAAGCGCTCGCCGGTCTGCTTTCCGACGGATGGAGCGTGATGCGCACCGACGTGTTGCCGGGACTCGGCGGCAAAGGCGAGTACAAGGTGGAGCCGAACATATGCTATGAGCCACCATTCCCGCCGACAATCGTCTACATCCTTGAGAAGGAGGCGGAATGATGCACGGCATCAGTCGTAACAAACGGCGCTCGCCGCATGCGTGCCGGAGCGCGGTCGGGATATTCATTTGCGCGAGCAATGGCATCGGTCCGGCGCAATACGAGGTCAGCCTGCGCAGGATAGAGCATTGCGTCATCTGCGGCAGGTGGTGGAAGATCTACGCCGTCTCGCCGTACCTGACCATCTGGGCCGAAGTGCCAGCCTGGATGATCTGGCTGTTCTGGCACAGAATCTGGAAGACCGGCCATAAATCATCCCACGGAAAGGAACCGGAACAATGAGCGAGGAAACACTCGACCCGCCACTGCCGCCTATTGACGCGAGAACCGAAGCCGTCGCCGAACGCTTGTTCGGACTCAAATGGGCGCTCCGCAAGGACTCCTCCGAAATCATCCACGAGGAATGGCAGACCGCATCCGAATGGATCCGCGACGGATACCTGCGTCAAGCCATCGAAGTGCTCGCCACCGCCGACCAAGCGCAACCCGCGAGCACCGACGGATCTGATTACGGGGAGCGGATGCGTGTCGAATACCGTGAGTTGACCGCTCGTGCCGGCAGGCTCAGGGACATGCTGCAGCGGTATGCGGATGGCACGCTCGACTTCGAGCCCACCTGCCCGATCACTTTGTTGAGCAGGCAGCTCAAAGTCATGGACGAATACGCTCTCATCCTCCGCAGGCGCGCCAACATCGAGCACATCAGCCTCGGCAACCAGCGCATCGACACGACGGTCGCCAGGGACACCCGATGAGCGACACGTCCGACCGTATCCGCGCCGTCATCCAATGCGTCACAGGCCTGCCGGCCGACCCCACAAACGAACCAACAAAGGAGAACAAGCAATGAGCAACGACATCGACAAAAGCGTAAACCGTCTCAACGCAGCCGAAACCATCCGCCGACAGGCCATCGCACTGCAAAGACACATCAGCGAAGCGCTCGCCGACCTCCAAACACTCAGCGGCAGCGAGGACATCCAGATCAGCCACGCGCTCACCATGGCCACCATCCAAGCATCCAAAGCACTCAAACAAGCCCACCTGATGCAGGACACGGCCGACATGCTCGACCAAGCCGACCAACGCGACGAGGAAAACAAAATCAGCCGCATGCTCATGCACAAGATAGCCCAACAAGGAGAATAAAAAGAGAGGCCCCACCATCCGGCAGAACCTCCAAGAAACCAACCACAATTCTAGCCGAAAGCGGGACCATCATGAACAAATGCCAGCAATGCGGCACCGAAGCACAAACACCCCTCTGCAAAAACTGCGCCAAACACATGCGCCGACAAATCACCAGCCTCGCAAAAACCATCCCAGAACTCCGCGCGCTCGCCGAACGCAAGGCGCACATCGGCGAGCGCGGTGGTGGTGTTCGTGGTGGTGAGCCTGGTCTGCCGGTGAGTGTGCATTGGTTGGAGGTGTATGAGGAGGCGGCCCGGTTGATGCTTCGGTTGGCTGGTTGCGTGGATTTGAAGTGGATGCTGCTGCCGGTCGAGGGGTGGCGTCCGGCGTATCGGGCGGTGTGCAGGTCGTGGTCGCGTGTGGTGTGTTCTCCATCCGCGGGCGAGCTGGCCGATCGGCTGGACCGGATGCTCCGTCGTATCGACAGGTTGTGCACGCCGTCGGATGGGCGCGTGACCGTCGTGCAGTGTCCGGATTGTTCGGCGTCGTTGGCGGTGCCGCAGGGGATGCGGGATGGCTGGTGCCCCGAATGCGGCGAGCGCCTTGATCTGGACATGCTGGTGTCCGGCCGTGTGGATGCCGCGGGCCGGGCCGTCATGACGTGCTCGCCTGCGGAGGCCGCCGACTGGCTGACCGACCGTGCGGGCTTGCGCACCACTCGCAAGCAGGTGTCTAACTGGCTGGCTCGCGGCAGACTGTCGAAGGCGCGCAGGATCGGCCATGGCGTGTGGGAATTCAATCAGGCCGAGCTGGTCGACACGCGGCTTGCGCAAGAGGGTGAGTCCGCGTAATATGTAGGAGAACTTGCACCATGCCCGAAGGGTCTGGTGCTTTTCTTTTACCACCCAGCCCCTGTAGCTCAGCTGGCAGAGCAGCGGTCTTTTAAACCATGGGTCCTCGGTTCGAGTCCGAGTGGGGGCACCGCAAAAGGGAGGCGTCATGGACATGCTTATCGCCATCATCGGCTCATGCGTGGTATTCGCCGCCTGCCTCATCGCCCTGTGGCTGATGCCATGAGCAATCCACGCTACCATAACGGCCACCGCCGGCGGGAGGTGCAGGCATACTATCGCGCACGCCGAGCCGACTGCTACATCTGCGGCAGGCCAATCGACTACAGTCTGCGGCCTCCGGATCCATGGAGCTTCGTCATCGACGAGACCGTGGCCATAGCCAACGGCGGCCGCGTCTGCCGTGCGAACAGCGGGCCGGCGCACCGCTGGTGCAACGCGGTCAAAGGCACGCACACGCTCGAATGGTCGCGCGCCGAAGTGAAACGAAGACTCGCCGGCGGCAAACCCGCCGCCGCGCCGAAGCCGCGCGACTTCGAGGCCGCCGACTGGTGAAGCCCACGGGAGTATACCCCCCTCATCGTTTCGGAGGCGACCTCGTGTGCAGCGCCTATCTCTCTCCCCGCGAAAAATAATCGTCGCCGGCGACACCATCGACGGCAAAGGAGGCGCCATGCCGATCCGAACCTGCGCGCAATGCGGCCACGCCATGCCGAAAAACGCCAGCGCCAAACGAAAATACTGCTCGGACAACTGCCGGAAACTCGCCAGCAAACACAGACACTCACCACAACACCAAACGTCGCCCACGCCGCCGCCAGCAGACGAACCGTCGCCACAGCAGCCGACCGCGCCGGCCACATACCGCGACCTGCTCGAGGTCAGCCGAACCGCGCTCATGCGCAACCTCAAGGACTCGCACTGCCCAGCCACCGCCGTCGCCGGACTGAGCAAACAGCTCCTCGCCGTCGGCAAGGAACTACTCGAGATGGACCGGGATAAGGAACCAGACCCGATACTCGACGACCCGGAGGAGATGGCAGATGGCATCGAAGACGAACCCTTCGACGCCGAGACTATCTGACGCCGCCCGAATCCTGAACATCCCCGACGGCATCGCCACCACCGGCTTCGGCCGCGTCCGCCGCGTCGCCGACCGGCTCGGCATCCAGTTTGACCGATGGCAGGAGGGCATCGGCACGCTCATGCTCGCCAAACGCGCCGACGGCACCTACGCCAGCTCGGTCGGCGGCATCGGCATGAGCATCTGCCGACAGACAGGCAAGACCTTCACCGTCGGCACCATCATCGTCATCCTGTGCCTGACCACACCAAACCTCAAGGTCATCTGGACCGCGCACCGCACGCGAACCTCGGCCGAAACCTTCAGATCGATGCAGGCGCTCGTCAAACGCCCCGGCCTATCACGACACTGCAAAGCCATCCGCCAGACCAACGGCCAGGAGGAAATCGCCTTCGCCAACGGCAGCCGCATCCTCTTCGGCGCCCGCGAACAAGGCTTCGGCCGAGGCTTCGCCGCAGTCGACGTCATCATCTTCGACGAAGCGCAGATCCTCACCGAAAAAGCCCTCGAGGACATGATCCCGACCGCCAACGCCGCGAAAAACCCGCTCATCATCCACATGGGCACGCCACCCAGACCGGTCGACCCCGGCGAAGTGTTCACCAGCCGCCGCACCGCCGGCCTCGCACACGACCCGGACAGCACATGGATCGAGTTCGGCGCCGACCGCGACTGCGACACCGCCGACCCCGACGCATGGGCCCAGGCCAACCCGAGCTACCCGCACCGCACGACCGCCAACGCCATGCTCCGCATGCTCAAGAACCTCGGAGAGGACAGCTTCCGGCGCGAGGCCCTCGGCATCTGGGACCAGGACACCGAACACGCGGCCATCGACCCGGAACTCTGGGCACAGGCCGCCACACCGGAACGAGCATCCGGCGGATGGACAGCCATGGCCATCGACATGCCGCCGCACCGCGGATGGATCACCATCGGCGCATGCCAGGCCTACAAGGACGGCACCGCGTACATCGACATCGCGGCCCTCAAAGGCGTCAGGAAACACGGCACCAAATGGCCCGTCGATTTCCTCGCCCGCCGCTGGCCGCACCTCGCCGCCGTCGTCATCGACGCCCAGTCACCGGCCACGGTGCTCATCCCCCCACTCAAAGCCGCCGGCATCGACGTGACCGTCACCAGCGCGAGCGACATGGGCAAGGCATGCGGGCGTCTCCTCGACATGCTCCAATACCACGAACTGCGGCACAAGCCGGACGTGCGCCCGCTCGACCAGGCCGTGGCCGGCGCGACCGTCCGCAAGATCGGCGTCGAAGGCGCGTTCGGCTGGAACAAACTCGGATCCGACGTCGACATCAGCCCGCTCGTCGCCGCCACCCTCGCCCTGCACGGCGCCGTCACCAGCACCCGACGGCCGGGCGACGAACCAGAACAAAGGATGATCGAACTGCCATGACACTCCTCGAACCACTGCCGGCCACAGTCGCCGGCCTGACGCCCGACGAAGACGACGCCTTCCGCCGCCTCACCGCGAAAATCATCCGCCACCGCACACGCAACCGCATCCGCACCGTCTACTACAACGGCCGCAACGAACTCCACGACCTCGGCTACAGCCTCCCGCCGATCGCCAAAGACGTGGAAATCGTCGTCGGATGGCCGGAAAAGGCAATCGAGGGACTCGCCAACCGCGTCGTGCTCGACGGCATCACCACCCAGGACGGCAGCGACCTGAGCAAACAGGTCAGCGACCTGCTCGACGCCAACGACCTCGCGCAGACCGCCGAAAACGCGCACACCGACGCCCTAGTCCACTCCTGCAGCTTCGTCGCCGCGCTCCAAGGCACGCCCGACAGGGGAGAGCCCGCCGCGATCATCCAGGAGTTCCCCGCCGACGTGGCGACAGGCACATGGGACAGCCGCATCCACGGCCTCACCGAAGCCCTGCTCTACGACGTCGACGAAGACGAAACCTACGGCCGGCAGATCCGCGCATGCTACCTCATGCTCCCCGGCAAACTCATCGGATGCGCGATGCGCGACTGGCAGTGGACCGTCTACGCACGCACCGCATGGCAGGGCCGACTACCCGTCGAACTGCTCGCATACCGGCCGGACAGCAAACGACCGTTCGGCCGATCACGCATCAGCCGCACCGTCATGAGCCTGACCGACAGCGCCGTGCGCACCTTCCTGCGCAGCGAAGTACAGGCCGAACTCTACTCGGTCCCACCCAGATACTTCCTCGGCGTCACCGAGGACATGTTCCGCGGCAAGGACGGCAACCTCAAGCCACGATGGCAGATCATGCTCGACCAGGTACTCGCCCTGCCGCGCGACAAGCAGGGCAACCTGCCGCAGGTCGGCACGTTCACTCAGGCAAGCTTCGAGCCGCACGCCGCGCAGCTGCGCCAGACCGCCTCGATGTTCGCCGCAGCCACCAGCCTGCCGCCCGACTCGATGGGCGTGCTCACCGACAATCCAAGCTCGGCCGAAGCGATCGACAAGGCCGTCAAGGAACTCTGCCTCAACGCCGAAAGCTGCCAGCGACGCTTCGGCCCAGCATGGGAGCGCATCATCGCCACAGCCGCCCGCATCGCCGGCGACGGCCATGCCACCGCGGTGTCCAGCCAATGGCGCAACCCGGCAACGCCGAGCCGCGCCGCTGCCGCGGATGCGGCCGTGAAGCTCGTCGGGGCCAACATCCTGCCGGCCGACAGCGACGTCACCTACGACATGCTCGACCTGAGCGACCGGCAACGCCAGACCCTCCGGCGCGAGCAACGTGCCAAACGAGCACAGCAGGCGCTCGACCGCATCGACCAGACCATAGCCACCCAGCAGCAAGGAGCCGACAATGCAAACGGACAGCCAGCTGCCGAAGACGCAGGAAGCCCTGGACAAACGGCTCGACCAACTGCATGACGCCTACCTGCAACGACTCGAACGCCTCAAACTCGAATCAGGATGGAGCCTGGATTCGATATGGGGAGACGAGCACTGGTATCCGGACGACGAAAGCCGATGGGAAGCCGCCTGCAAAGAAGTGGAAAGCTACAACGACAAGGCCGCGCAGGCCGCCGCCGACTACTTCGAGCAGATTCGAAGCGAATGGTCGAACTACCTCGGCAATGACCTGCCGGACTTCGACCGCCAGCCACTCCCGGACGCCGGCCGCGCGGTCTGGAAACTCGCCGGAGGCTCCAACAACACCGACTATCCGGGACTCAGATACGATGACGTCATCCCCGACGCCAACGGCCAGGTCCACAACAAATACGGCCTGCGTATCGACGACCTCTGGCCGAAACACGCGGACCTCGACCAATGGAAGACGTACCTGCGGCACGTCGTCTCCACAAGCAGCCGCATCGGCATGCTCGACCAAATCGGATCAGACCCGTCGAAACCGCGATGGGCCAGGGTGCCGGTGGGGGAGACGTGCGAGTTCTGCGTCATGCTCGCATCCCGCGGCTTCGTATACCTGACACGCGAGACCGCCAGCCTCGGCGGCGGCTTCCACAACGGCCGATGCGACTGCAACGTCGTCCCGTCATGGGGAGAGCGGCACATCGCCGGCTATGATCCGGACGCGCTCTACAGGCAATACAAGTCATGCGCCGACACCATATCCAACCTCACCACTCAGGACAAGTACAAGGACTACCTCTCAGCCCTCTCCGACAAGGAGAAAGCCAAAGCCCCCGAATACAAGAAATGGAAACGCGACCTCGAACTCGCCGAAATGCGATGGCGCGACCGCACATGGCTCAACACCGGCACACCGCCGCCGGTCGGTTACAACCCGCCGGAACTCCAGAGGACAATATCAGACATCCGCCCGCACGAAATACGGACGGCGCAGCGCCTCGCCGACAACGGAGTAAAGGCAACCTTCAAGATCGACGTCAAGAAGGTCCCCAACGAAAACGGCAAAGGCACGCACGACATAGGATATGCGGACCTCGAAAACGGCATCGAGATCAAGACGCTGAAAAACACATCATCGACAAACACCATCAACTCTCATCTGAAATCGACATCGAAGAAACCGGACGCCAAAACGGTCGTCATGGACAACAGCGAAAACGACGGAATGTCAGATGAAGACCTCATCGCCTGCATCAGAAGATGCCTGGCCTTCCGCGACGGAAAAGTCTACATCATCCGCCATGACGGAAAACTCGCCAGAGCACGATAAAGGCCTCAATGTCACCAAATGGTGTCAATGAGACCTTTATCAGCGTCAATCATAACACAGCCAAGGCTGGCTACCGAAGAGGCCGAACGGAGCCGACTGTAAATCGGCCGCGCCACACGCGCCACGCAGGTCCGAATCCTGCGCCAGCCACTCACCGCGGACCCCGCACGCCGCGTCGCTAACCGTGCGCAAAAACCGAAGGAGCACCAATGAACTTCATCTCCCGCCGCCGCAACCTCATGCGCCATCTCCTCTTCATCGAAGGCGGAGAACCGCAAGGAGGCGAAGGCGAGCCACCTGCAGGCCAGAACACCCACGGCGAAGGCGACAACGCGAAGAACACTACGACCGACAACGCCAAGGAGTTCAGCCACGCGCTCGCCGCCCGCGTCGAAGAGGAAAAAGCGAAACTCGAAGCCAGATACGCCGGATACGACGAATACAAGGCCAAAGCCGCCAAATACGACGCCGGCGAAGGCGACAACGCAGCGAAGCTCGAAGCGGCCGGCAAGAAGATCGAATCGCTGACGAATGAGATCGCCGCGCTCAAGGCCACCGCCGAGCGCGAAACCCTCATCGGCCAGATCGCCAAGGACACCGGCCTCGGCCGAGACGTCATCTCTCGGCTCAAAGGCGACGGAGACGAACTCAAAGCGAACGCGAAGGCGCTCAAGGACAGTCTCAGGCCAAACCTCGGACTGCCCACCCCACCGGCCGGCAAACCCGCCGCCGCAACCACTGGCAGCATGACGCCGCTGCAGCTTCTCTCGCAAGCCTACGCGGCCAAATAACCATCAGAAAGGATTACAACCATGGCACTCAACCTCACCGAGGCCGCGAAGCTCTCCACCGACACCCTCGCCAAGGGCGTCCTCGAGACCTTCACGCAGGTCAGCCCGATCCTCGACCGCATCCCCCTCATGAACATCGACGGAAACGCCTACGCATACAACGAGGAAGCCGCCCTTCCGGGCGTTGCCTTCCGAGGCGTCAACGAGTCCTACACCGAGTCCACCGGCACCTTCAACCAGAAGAGCGAGAAGCTCGTCATCCTCGGCGGCGACGCGGACGTCGACAGGTTCATCCAGCAGACCCGCAGCAACGTCAACGACCAGCGCGCCGAACAGACCACGCTCAAGGTCAAGGCGATCAGCTACAAGTACCAGGAAACCTTCTTCAACGGCGACTCCACCGTCGACACCAAGAGCTTCGACGGCCTCAAGAAGCGCCTCACCGGCAAGCAGGTCATCGACGCCGCCACCAACGGCATGCCGATTCTCGGCGACTCCAACGCCGACATCCACAAGTTCTTCGACAAGCTTGACGAACTGCTCGGCGCAGTCCCAGGCATCAACCCCACCAACGGCGCCATCTACGCCTCCGCCGCCATCATCCGCAAGATCGGCAGCGCCATGCGCCACATCTCCTACGACACCACCCTCCAGCAGGACATCGTAGGCAAGCGCGCCATGCAGTGGAACGGCATCCCGCTGCTCGAGGCCGGACAGACCACCGCCGGCACGGAGATCCTCGACAACAACGAGACGCAGGGCACCAATTCCACCACCACCAGCATCTACGCCGTCAAGTTCGGTTCGAGTGAGGGCGACCAAGGCGTCACCGGCCTAACCAACGGCGGCGTACAGGTCGATGACCTTGGCCAGCTGCAGGAAAAGCCCGCCTACCGCACCCGCATCGAGTTCTACTGCGGACTCGGCGTGTTCTCCGGCAAGGCCGCAGCACGACTGAAGGGAGTCGTCAATGGCTGACAGGAAGCTCGACGTCACCCCGCAGGAACCGGCCGAGGAGATCGGCGGGGACACCCCGGCACAGCCGGAGGAGCCCGCCACCACTCCGGACCCGCAGCCGGAGGAGCCCGCCCCGTTTCCTCCCGCCGGACACCGCAGCGAACGATTCGACACGGTCCGCCCGGACGGCACGCGCGTGACCGTCACCCGCGACATCGACACCGGCGAGCAACACGTCACAGAGGCATGACCATGGCCGGCCCATTCGCCACCGTCGCCGACCTCGAGGAGATCTGGCGGACACTCGACGGCACGGACAAAACCAAGGCCGCACGCCTCCTCGCCGCCGCAAGCCGCAAGATCCGCCTGCAATGCCCCTCATGGGCGCAGGCGGATGAGGCCGAGCCCGGCATCTGCAAGGACATCTGCTGCAACATGGTCAAACGCGCCATGGTCGCCGAAGAGACGAACCCCGAAGGACTCAGCCAGGGATCACAGACCACCGGACCCTTCGCCGACAGCTGGTCGTACAGCAACCCAAACGGAGACCTGTACCTCACATCCAGCGAACTCGCCGACCTCTCCGGTGCCGGAAGCGGCCGCATGTTCACCATCGCCATGACGGGAGACGCATGAGAACGCCGCCGACCGAAACCATCACCGTCGCCCGAGCCGACGAAACAACCACCGACGGACGCCGCACCACCGGCGCACCGTCCACAGTTGGCGCCGTACAGGCGCTCGTGGAGCCATGCGCATACGACCGCACCGACACCGCCGGACGACGCACCATCACGCACGGCTGCAACCTCTACCACCGCGGAGGCCTGCCGTTCGGGATCCTCGCCGGCGACCTGCTCACCGTCCGTGGCCGGACCATGCGCGTCACCCGGACACCCGAGGTCTGGCAGCGCGGCGACACCGGCATCGGCGTGAAGATCCACGCCGAGGAAGGAGAGGACCAATGAGCAAAATCAGATTCGTCCTCAACCGCAAGAACGTCGAACGGCAGCTCCTGCACAACAAGGCCCTGCTCGACAATGTGCAGGCCCAGGTCGAACGCGCCGCATCCGGAGACAAGCGCATCACCGTGTACCGCAACGACGACGCCAGCCACGGCAACGTCGTCGCCACGGCGCCGGTCGCGCTCGAAGCCAAACACGGCACGCTCACCCGCATCCTCGGCCAGGTGAGCGTATGAACACGATCGGCAGGGATCCAAGCGGCCTCATCCTCGACGGACTCGCGCAGGCCATCCCCGAAGCGGCCATCGGCTGGGACATGCCCGCCTCGTCGACCATGCCGCGCGTGCGCCTCGCGCTCGACCGCGCCGCCTATCCGACGGCGGTCAGCCAGTACATGCGCCTGCGCGCCAGCGTGTACGCGCCACAAGGCGACGGCAGGACATGCGACTGGCCCAAAGCCCTGGCGCTCAGCGAGACCATCTGCCGATGGCTGCTCGACAACCGGCGCAAGCGGCCCCTCATCGACGCCAGCGTCGAATCCGGACCACTCCAGACACACGACGACGACCTGCGGCAGGACTTCGCCTACACCGTCATCCTGCTCACCGTCGAAGCCGCATGACCAACACCACAAACAAAGGAGCCACACCAATGGCAAACGACACCGCCGCCCTCGAGGCGCAGCTGCTCGCCGCCGGCGCCGCCGGCCTGAGCTTCGCGTCCGAAGGCAACAACAAGAACTACGTCAACCTCATCAAAGAGGCGGCGATCTACCGGTACGACGTCGGAGAGAACATCGGCACCTTCGGCAAGGACTGGCGTCCCACATCCGGAAAGAAGCCGTTCGGCTACTTTTCGGAGGATGGCATCACCATCCACCCGGAGGACGGCGACACCAACGACTTCACCGCCCACAACGGAGACAACGTGCTCTCCTGGAGCTCCGGCGGATACTGGACCATCGGCTTCACCGGCCTCGAATCGAAGAAGGAAGTCGTCGAAACGTACTTCGACGCATCCGTCGGCGCGGACGGCAGCCTGACCATCGACCACGTGGAATGCAACAAGACCGCGCAGTACGTCGTCGCAGGCGTCACCCAATCCGACCACCTCCTGCTCCTGCACGCGCCGAAATGCAAGGTCAACGAACGCGAGGACATCGAATGGAAGGTCAGCGACCTGATGAACTTCGGCATGACCCTGCGCACCTACAAGGACGTGGCCGCCACGCCGTACTTCATGAAGCTCTACGGCTTCCCCATGGACGTCTGACCTAACCCCCCAACCCACGCCCCGCCGCCGTTCCCGCGCCTGCTGCCGACGGCGGGGCCCACCCGCCCACAAAGCAGCCGGCGCATCGCAGAAAGACGAACAATGACCGACAACATCCAGACCATCGCACCCACAGCCATCGCCGACCCCGAAGAGGCGCGCCCCGTCCACATCCAATACGGCGACGTGAAAATGGACCTCCCACGCCTCGACGACAGCGCGAACCTGCCGACCAGCGTCATCATCGTCGGCCTCACCGCCGTCAGCCGAGGATGGAAGAACCTCACCCAAGAGGAAAAAATCAACTTCATGGCCACCATCCTCACCTACCTCGTCCGCGAATACCCGCTCATCGAACGCGAACTCGACACCAAGAGCGGCGACAAGATCGCCGACATCGGCCGCATCATCGACGCATGGGCGCAGGCAGGCAAGACCGACCCAAAAGCCTGATCCTCATCACCCTCTGGCAGGACCACCGGGCGGCCCTGCAATACGACTGGATGCAAGTCTGGCACCAGCCCCTCGACCCGAAGACCACACCCCTCAACATCGCATGGCCGATGTGCAGGGAAATCCTCAAAAACCGGCGAAGCCACAGCTTCGCCGCGCTCGCCGGCTGGGCATACGTCCCGGACGACACCGACAAACTCGTCCAATCCATCAACCAGGGCCAGTCGAAACTCAACCTCACGCCCGACTGGGCGAAACCGGACACGCTCCTCTCGGAGCCGACACCGCCCAAACATCAGCACGACCGCAGGCGGCGCGCACTGCTCAACCGCCGCCTCGGCCTGCCGGAGGACTGGATGAACGAGGAATAGAGGAATAACTGAAAAGCGAAGGAGCCAACGATGGCGCAGGAACTCGGCACCGGCTACATCATCATCAGCCCAAGCACCAAAGGCCTCGGCAAAGCCATCGAAGGCTCCATCAGCAGCGGCACCGCCAGCGGCACCCAAAAAAGCGGCAAAAGCATCATCTCCACCATCGGCGGCGCGTTCGGCAAAATCGGCAAAGTCGGAGTCGGCACCATCGCCGGCATCGCATCCGGCATCGCCGGCCTGACCGCGAAAGGCGGCTTCGACCGCGCACTCAACATCGAACGCGCCCAAACCAAGCTCAAAGCCCTCAAATACGACACCGCCAGCGTCGATAAGATCATGGGCAACGCGCTTGCCTCCGTCAAAGGCACGGCCTTCGGACTCGGCGACGCCGCAAGCGTCGCCGCCACGCTCGTCGCATCCGGCATCAAGCAGGGCGGCGACCTCGAGGGAGTGCTGACCACGGTCGGCGACGCCGCCCAGATCAGCGGCCGCAGCTTTCAGGACATGGGCCTGATCTTCTCCCAGGTCGCCGCGAAAGGCAAACTGCAGGGCGACGACATGCTCCAGCTCATGGGATCCGGCATCCCCGTCCTGCAGTATCTGGCCGATCATTTCCACACCACCACCGAAGCGGCCAGCGACATGGTCTCCGACGGCAAAGTCAGCTTCGCCGACTTCGAGGCCGCCATGAAGGAACACATCGGCGGTGCCGCCAAGAACGCAGGCGAAAGCTTCGACGGCATGGTCGGCAATGTCAAGGCCGCCATCGGACGACTCGGCGCGCAGTTCGAGACCCCACTCCTCAACGCCGCCACCAAAGTAGGCGGCAAGCTCATCCCCATCATCGACCAGACCACCAGCGCCACCGGAAAACTCGCCGACCAGTTCGCCGGCCGCCTCGACACCGCCGCATCCATCGCCGCGCAGAAGATCGAGGACCTCGGCAACAGCATCGCCAGCGGCAAAACCAGCATCGCCGACCTTGCCGCGCAGGCCGCCACCCTCGCCGGCGGCTTCGCCACCCTCGCCACGGTCGGAGGCAATGCAGACAAAATCGTCTCAGTCCTCGACCAACTCGGCAAATCCGGAGACAAGGGCATCGCCGACCTCATCGCCAACCTCAAAAAAGGAGGCAGCGGCATCGGCGGCGCGTTCGACGCCATCAAAACCCAAATCGCCAACGCCAAAGGCTACCTCAACCCAAGCCTGCGCGACGCCATGGCCATCGACGGCGACCCCTTCGCCAACGCCATCAACCGCATCAGACAAGGAGGCGGCCAGCTCGCCTCCGCCACGGACGGCATATTCGACACCATCCGCACGAAACTCACGCCAGGCATGGCAAACCTCGCCTTCAAATGGGAGAACAGCGGCCTGTACACCGGCCTCACCAACACGGCAACCGGCATCAAAACCAAAACCGGACAAATCGGCGACGCCATCACCAAAGGCCTCGCAACCGCCGCCGGAAAAATCAACACCTCACCACTCGGCAGCGCCATCACCGCCATAGGCGACAAAACAAAACCACTGTTCAACAAAACCATCCGCGAAGCCATGACCCTCGACGGCGACCCCTTCGCCTCGACGCTCTCCAAAATCAGCGGCAAAACCAGCGCCATCACCGGCAAAATCTCCAGCCTCGCCGCACCATTCAAAACCGCGTTCGGCAACATCTTCGGCGGACTCGGCGACGCCATCGGCGGACCACTGCAAAACGCCATCGGCTCCGCAGGAGGCAAACTCCAATCCGGCCTCGACACCATCGGCAACCTCGTCACCAGATTCTTCGCACCGGGAAACTTCATCAAATTCCTCGGCATCGGAGCGCTCGCCGCCGCACTCGTCGCCGGCATCGGCATGATCAACAGCCAGATGGGCGGACAACTGTCACGGGTCATCAACTCCGCGTTCGCATCACTGCCCGACATCCTCTCCAAGGCCGAGACGTGGATCCAGTCCAGCCTGCCGCAGTTCATCTCCTCAGGCACCTACATCATCGAAATGGTGCTCCAGGGCATCACATCCGCGCTGCCGTCGCTCGTCTCGGTCGGCACGCTGCTCATCGACACCATCGTCACCAGCCTGGCCTCCCACCTGCCCGTGCTCATGCCGATGGCCGTCACCCTCGTGACCACCCTCGCGACCAGCCTCATCGCCGCCGCGCCGCAACTCATGAGCGCCGGCCTGACACTGCTCGACGGACTCCTGCAAGGCATCGTCGCAAGCCTGCCGACACTCGCCGCCGCCATCCCGCAGATCATCACGGCCATCATCACCGCGCTCGCCACCGGGCTCCCGCAGCTCATGGAGCAGGGCGTGCAGATGGTCATGAACCTGGTCAACGGCCTCGTATCCGCGCTCCCGCAGCTCGCCGCGCAGGTGCCGAAGATCATCTCGACGCTCATCGACGGACTGTGCGCCAACCTGCCGAACATCCTCTCCACCGGCATGCAGATGCTCGCCACCCTCGTGACCGGACTTGCGCAGGCGCTCCCGCAGCTCGTCGCCTACGTGCCGCAGATCATCGCCGGCATCGTCAACACAATCGCCAGCCATCTGCCGCAGATCCTCTCCACAGGCGTGCAGATGCTCGTCGCACTCGCATCCGGCTTCGTGTCCGCCATCCCGCAATTGGTCGGCAGGATCCCGGCGATCATCTCGAGCATCAAAAACGCGTTCACCGGCGTCAATTGGGGCGGCGTAGGCATGAACATCATCAGAGGCATCGCCGGCGGCGTCGCGTCCGCCGCCGGCGAGCTCGTCAACGCGGCGGTCAACGCCGCGAAGAACGCGCTCGACTGGGTCAAAAGCAAACTCGGCATCCAGTCGCCATCACGAGTCTTCCGCGACCAGGTCGGCGTGATGATCGGCAGAGGCGCCGCCATCGGCGTCGAACGAAGCGCTCCGGCGTTCAAGAACGCCGCCGACGCCATGGTCTCCGCCGCCATCCCGCAAACCATCCCGCTGCCGACAATCTCGACCGACGCGCTCAAGGACAGCCTGCGCAAGGCCACGGCATCCATCACCGCCGTCGACATGCGCTTCTCCGCGCAGGGCGGAGTGATGCCGGCCGCGTCGACGGCGACGACCTACAACATCACACTCAACAACCGCGCCATCGAAGGCAACGAACGACTCCAACGGCTCCTCGCCGAACTCGTCTCCGCCTGCGGCGCGACCGTCACCGCAAGGAGCTGATGAACAATGGCCGACGGATACGGCAACATCTGCGGAAACTGGCGCACGCACGTCAAGGCGTGGGTCACCGACACCACCGACACCACCGACACCATCCACGTCGAGGTATGGTGGCAGTCGCTCAACGGATGGAACTACTACGGCTGGGTCGCGGCCACGGCGTGGATCAACGGACAGCAGGTCGCGCACACCCCGAACTCCGGCAACAAGAACCTCGGTGTCAACAGCGAGGTGTGCATCCTCGCCGCAGATCTGACGGTCGCCAAAGCGGAATCGGCGCGCAACATCACCTGCAGCGGAAGCATCTACTGGAACGGCCCCAACTCCGGCACCAGCAACTCCAGCTGCGGCGTGTACACCGGCGGCATCAACTACCACCGCCCGAACCCGCCGAAAAACGTGTCTTTCAAACGTGTGAGCGACAACAAGGCGTCCATCACCTGGCAAGGCAACTGGGACAACAACGCGCTCAAACCATGGAAACAGGTCCTCATCGCCCAGCGCATCGCCCTCGGCGGCGGCAACTGGAACACATGGAGCGACCAGCAAGGCGGCTCCGGCACCGGCGTCCTCAACTGGGACAGAACCAATTTCGACGCGACCAACCTGCGACCGAACGGCCGCTACCAGTTCGCCGTCTACGCGCGAAACCAGGCCGGCGACTCCACGCACGTCGACTCGCCGGTCATCTACACCACGCCACGCGCACCAGCCAAGGTCGAAGCCGTCAAAACCGGAGCCAAGTCCGCCCAGATCCTCATCGACCTGTCCGGCGGCTACGCCAACGGCTTCGACGTCCAACGCCGGCTCGTCGGAGGCGACTGGCAGGACCTCACCACCGGCGCCTACGCCGGCAAACCCGCGCAGGTCCTCGACGGCGACACCCCGGCAGGAATCGTCGAATACCGCGCACGGGCGCGCCGCCCCATCTACGGCGACGACGCGGCCAAAGGCATCCTCACCGGAGAGTGGACGCAATCCAACCAGATCACCACCATCTGCCCGCCGGACGCTCCAACCATCACCGCTCCAGCGCAGGGCGCGACCCTCGCCACGCCGCTCACGCTCGACATCGGATGGACGCCGAACCATCCGGACGGGTCCAGCCAGACCGCCGCCCAGATCGAACTCACCAATCCGGATGGCACCGTCACGACGGCATCCGTCGCCACGGCCACCACCTACAGGCTCCATACCGGAGAGAACGGCCGATGGCAGATCCGAGTCCGCACCAAAGGCCTGCACGCCGACTGGGGCGAATGGAGCCAACCAACATCCATCCGCACGGCGACACCGCCAAACGTCACCGTCACAGGCCCAACCACCATCACCGCCAGCCCATTCGACATCGCATGGTCGGTCGCCGACACCACCGGAGTCGCCCGCCAGAGCGTCCGCATCCGCAAGGACGGAGCCATCGTCTACCAGACCGACCTCGACGGCGACGCCAGAAGCCTGACCATCGACCAGTCGAAATACCTGCCCGAAAACGGCGCCGAACTCATCATCGACGTCACCGTCCAAGGCGGCAGCACCCTCACCGCCACCGCCAGCCGAGGAGCGACGGTCTCCTACACGCCACCAGCCGCACCGACCGCCAACATCGACATCGACGGAAGCAACCTCAGCCTCATGGTCACCGCCATCGCCGGCACACCGAAAGACGGCCAGCCGAGGACCGAATGGATGGCCGTGACCCGCCTCCTCGACGGCGACGAACTGACACTCTCGTCACGCCTTGCAGACGGACGGCAGACCATCGACCGACTCCCGCCGCTCAACCGGAAGATCGGCTACCGCATCACGGCCCACGCCGCCAGCGGAGCGGTCAGCGAAACCATCGTCACCACCACCGTCACCACGGACATGTGCATGCTCAACTTCGGCAGCGACGCGGGCGAGGCCATCCCCATCGGCGGAGGCTTCGACATCGGTGAGAAACAGTCGCACGACACCGAGGAATACCACTTCGAACTCGGCAGCGACACCGACCTGCCGGCCAGCTACTCCAGCCGCCGGCTCGACAACCAGATCACCGCCAGCACAACCCTCGACTACCTCGACGGCCAGCTCTACCAGCGCATCCGCCGCCTCGCCCGCGCCAACACCTACGCATGGTGGCGAAACGTCGACGGCACCAGAGCCTTCGTCAAAGCCGAAATCAGCACACACATCAAAGCCAAAGGACCAACGGCCACGCTCGACATCGACATGGCCGAAATCCTCTGGGAGGAACCAAACAACTAAGGGGCAAGCCATGGACCAGCGCCACCACGCCATGCGATTCGACACTGAGATCCGCGTCATGCGCGTCGACCGAAACACAGGCAACGAAACAGGCATCGTCCATGGCATCGTCCAAGGCGGCAGCATCGAACGCAACCAGGACACCACGGTCACCGAACAGGCAACCCTCGACCTCGAAGGCTCCAGCCTGTTCGGCACCGACCTGCTCCGCATCTGGGCAGACATCACCTACGCCGACCAGACCAGCGAAAGCATCCCACTCGGCACCTACCTCTGGTCGGCCGACAAACGCCAGACCAACGGACCGGCCACCACCATCCCGCTCACCCTCTACGGCCGCCTCCGCGAGCTTGCCGACGACCAATACGCCAACCCGATCAGCATCCCCGCCGGAAGCGACCCAGTCGCCGAAGCCGAGAAAATCATCACAGGCAATGGCCTCACCGTCCTCCCACACCCCAACAGCGACTACCGCACCGGCACCACCCTCACCTACGGGCTCACCGACGACCAGACCGACAACAAACTCGCCATCGCCAACGACCTGCTCACCATCGCCGGCTGGACCACCTGCCGCACCGACCCATACGGCCACGTCATCCTCCAGCCATACACCGACCCAAGCCGACGCAAACCATCATGGACATTCACCGAAGGACCAACCTGCCGATGGACCAAACAAACCACCGACGAACGAGAAACCTTCGACACCGCCAACCAGATCATCGCCATCTACACCAGCCGGGAAAAAGAAATCATCGGCACCGCCAAAGACACCGACCCAAACAGCCCCACAAGCATCCCCAACCGCGGCCGCGTCATCAGCAAAAAATACCGATACGACGACATCCCCGAAAACCAAACAGACCAACAACTCCAACAAATGGCCAACCAAAAAGCCGCCGAACTCCTCGCCACCAACCAACACGCCATCCACCGCGTCACCGGCACACACATCATCGCACCCATCACCATCGGCGACACCATCACCCTCGACCTCCCCACACAACACATCACCGGCACCTACGCCATCCGAACACAAACCATCACCCTCAAACCAGGACTCCCCACCCAAACCGAACTCCGAGAAGCCTCATGAACACCGACACCACCATCGCACGACAACTCGGCCGACAACTCGGCCTGCAAATCACCAACCAACCAACCACACAAAACACCACCACCCGCATCGCCACCATCATCCAAACCCACAACACCACCGTCGACATCACCATCGACGGCACCAAACTCACCAACATCCAAGCCACACCGGAAACCATCACCGCAAACCCAGGAGACCGATGCCTCATCACCATCCAAGGAGCGCTCGCCATCGCCACGCACCTGCTCCCGCCCGCCACCGGCGCAAGCAGATGGACCACGCTCCAACCGACCGACAGCAGCTGGAAGCAAAACAATCCGCCACTTGCCATCCGCAAAGACGGAGGCATGGTCACACTCGACGGCTCCATCTCACGCACTGGAGGCTTCCAGACCGGATATGTCTGCGCGACCATCCCAGCAGGCTACCGGCCAGACCGTCAGACCAAGACGCCCAACCACTACTTCTCATCACAGTGGTGGGTCATCGGCACGGACGGCACCATCCGATGCGAGCAAGGCAACGACGGGTCCAGCAATCCGATCTACCTACATACCACCTGGTACACGGCCTAGAGAAAGGAACGAAATGGCCACGACCACAATCAACATCAGCATCCGCCTTCCCAAAAGCGACGGCACCACCGACCCCGCCGCCGGCTCGTTGATCTTCCAGCCGGAACGCCACCACTTCGCCGGCACCGACCTGATCCTGCCGAAGCCGTTCAAGGTCGACCTCGACAGACAGGGCAAAGCCTTGGTGAAGCTTGAGAACACCGACGGCAGGTGGGTCTGGAAGGTGGCCGAGATGATCGGCGACACCGTCCAGCGCATCCGCTACTTCGAGCTACCGGCCGGCAGCGACACCGCCAACTACAGCGACCTGAGCTACGTGGACGGCGGCAGTTTCGCGCCGCTCGGCCAGACCAGCCCGCTCACCGAACTCACCGACGAGGACATCGACTGGATCAGCCAGTTCGTCGCCGCCGGCACACACCTCAACTGAAAGGAACAGGAATGACAGTCGACACCAAGAAAGTCGTCCGCGTCGACGGCCTCGCCCGCGCCATCACCGCGAGCCTCAACGCCACCATCGGCAAGGCCGACACGGGCCGCGCGCTGACCCGCGACGACGCCAAAGGCGAATACACGAACATCGCGGAATACTGGAAGGCACACCGCACCGGCGCCGTCTACGGCGTACAGAAACCGAAATGGGCCGCGTCCAACAGTCCGGCATGCGTCAAGACCCGCGACAACACCGGCCTCGTCATCGAGAAATCCACCAACACCACCGCCGGCCGCGACGACTACCGCGCGCTCAACGCCTTCCAATGCATGAACGTCAACGCCACCGTCGGAGACGACGGCAAGCCGCACGTCACCGCGATCGAGGGCCACGACCAGCATTACGACCAGTACGGGCGCAACGGCCTCGTATGGATCATGACCCCGCCGCTCTACTACGCGGTACGCGAGACCTCCACCAGCCTCGAGATCCTCATCTCCGACAGCAAATGGACCGGCTTCAGTCCGATGCCAGGCCTGCTCCTGCCCGACGGCACGGAACGAGCCTGCATGCTGCACGCCAAATACATGGCCGGCCTCGACGCCAACGGCAAGCCGACCAGCTGGAGCGGCATCCAGCCGTCGCGCGACTTCGGATGCCAGAACGACTACATCGACCGTGCCGCGAAACTCGGCAAAGGCTACAGCGGCCTCACATCCGCCGACGCGGCTTACATCCAGATCATGCTCATGATGAAATGGGCCACCACCAACAGCGACATCCTCGGCGGCATGTTCAACCATTTCAAACAGGCCACCGTCACCAAAGGCGAATCAAACGCGCACCGCGTCATCGTCAGCACCGCCGACGCGGCCGGATTCGACATCGACAACTACGTCAACGTCGGCACCGACGGCGAACGCAACAACACAGGCAACCACTCCGTCGCCGAATGCCGCAGGATCATCGGCAAGACCGTCATCGACGCCACCAACACGGCCCTCGACCTCGACGGCGACGCCATCACCACCATCAACCCGACCGGCAACCTCAAGGACTACGTGTCCGTCATGCCATACCGCACCGGTGCCACCGACCGAGTCCTCGGCACCGACGGCATCCCGCACGGCGAGCTCAACGTCCTGCACCAGCCCATCAAGCTCCAGAACATCGAACTGTTCTGCGGCATGTGGGAGGGGGAACAGGACACGCTCATAAAGGCGGTCAAGGACTCCGACACCGCCGGCCACTGCGAACTGTGGAAGATCTACGACACCACCAAGGCCAACAAGACCGACGTCACCGCCGACTACACGCGCATCGGAGACTTCCCGGCCTTCACCGACAAGACCTCCAACCAATGGCAGTACTGCCAGGACCTCTCCATCGCCGCCGGCATCCCGCTGCCCGTCGGCACCGGGGCCAGCAGCGCCACCGGCCTGTGCGACGCCGTCGGCGGCGACCCGGTCAAACAGCCCGGCATCAAGATGCACCGGCGCTTCGGCTACCTCTGGGGCGGCGCGCCCTGCGGCGCGTTCTGCTCGGACCTCTGGAACGATCCGGCCGTCCGCTGGTGGGGCAGCGGGGGCCGCCTGTCTGCGCTTGGCCGCTCGAAGGCGTAGACGAGAGCGGTGGGGGTGAGCGCAGCGAGGGGGCGAACGCCCCCTCATCACTTCCACCGCGACAATTCTTCGGGATTTGCGACGGCGAGCCTCCGGACATCGGCGTTCGGCGCTTCGGCAACCTCTGGGACGGCGCGCACTACGGCGCGTTCTGCTCGAACCTCAGGAACGATCCGGCCAACCGCAGGTGGAACAACGGGGGCCGCCAATCTGGAAACAAACAACACATTGCGTCGCAACTACCCTCCGCCGCCCGCGAGAGGGCCAGCCACGGCAACCTAAGCCGAAAATCAAACCAAGCACGCGACCGGTAGACCCAATGGTCGAACGCCGCCATAGTCCAGATAGCTTCATGAAAACATATTGCAAACACACCAGAGTGGCCGACCCGCGCTTCGTGCGCGAAAGCATCGACCACTACCTCAAAGGCAAACGGTCCAGGAGGGACGTGGGCGCATGGCTCGACCACCATCCCGACCTCGATCGCGTCGCCGAGGCCATCGCGTCGGAGATCCGCACCGGACGCTTCCACGACACCACCATCAGGTATTTCAACAGGACCGAGCCCATCAGCGGCAAGCACCGCGTCATCGGACGGGAATCCGTCCACCACCAGATCCTCGACCACGTCGCCATCGACGCGATGAGACCGATGCTCGACGCCAAGATCGGCCGATGGCAGACCGCCAGCGTCGAGGGACGCGGCACCATCGACGCGCGCAAGGCCATCAAACGATGGACCCGCCAACGCTCATCCAAATGGTTCGTGAAACTCGACGTCCGCAAATGCTACCCGTCGATCGACCGAACCATCCTCAAACGCCTGCTCGCCAGGGATGTGGGCGATGGAACGCTGCTGCGCCTCGCATACCACCTCATCGACCGATACGCCGGAACGCAGGGGCTCAACATCGGCAGCTACGCCAGCCAATGGCTGGCCAACTATTACCTCTCATACGCCTACCATTTCGCCACCGAACGCCTGGCCAAGCTCCGCCGCAGGCGCGACGGCACCGTCGTGAGGCACAGGCTCGTCACCCACGTGCTCTTCTATATGGACGACATCCTGCTCATCGGCCGGGGAAAGGCGGATCTGCGCATGGCCGCGCGCACGCTCTCCGCCTATCTGCGCCGTTTCCTGCACCTCGACGTGCATCCGGAGTGGAACGCCAAACGGCTCGCGCTGGAACCCATCGACATGGTCGGCTTCACCTTCCG